ACCGGATGGAGCAAGCGCAAAGGGAGCGATAATGGCTGAAGTTACAGAATTGATCACAAAATTTTCGTTCCAAGGATCCACCAAACCTCTCATAGACTATAACAACAGCCTCGGCAGAAGCATCAAGCTTCTCGGCGGGATGGGCGCAGCATTCGGCGCCGCCACCTTTGCGGTCGCTAAGTGGGCGTCTGGGGTTAGTCAGTCCCTTCAACCTCTGTTCGATCTCAGCGAACAGACAGGCGTGGCTGTCGCGTCAATTCAGGAGTTATCCTTCGTAGCAGAGCAGTCCGGGTCATCCGCCCAAGCGCTCGAATCATCCCTTAGCGGGCTAGGCGCAAAGATAGGCGAAGCAGCACAGAAGGGCAGTGAGGAATTTACCCGGCTCGGTATTAGCGTTCGCAATGCAAATGGAGACGTAAAAAGCACTGATACAATCCTTGGTGAATTGGGGAGCAGCTTTAAGCGGCTAGGCCTATCAATGAGTGAGCAACAAGGCTATGCCGAGGCGCTCGGTATTGATCCCAGCCTGATTTCCATGCTCAGCCAGACCAGCGCGGAGACAGAGAAGCTCAAGCAGCGCGCTCGTGACCTGGGTATCACGCTATCCCCAGAAGATATAAAAGGGCTGAAAGAATATAACGGATCCATCTCCGAGATGAATTCTGCAATGAGCGGACTTAAAAACCTAATTGCCGCTGCTATTGTGCCGGAGCTTGAAGACCTGGCTGAAGGATTCAGCAATTTGCTCGCCAAAAACAACGAGTGGATTGTTGATGGCGTGAAGGCAACCGTAGGGTTTGTCGTCGACTTGGTTGACGCGCTCAAAAGACTGGCGCCATTTATCTTGGCTGCTGGCGCGGCGTTTGCGATAGCGACAATCGGCACATCCGGCTTTGCAACAGCGCTTGGTTTTGTGCTTTCTCCTGCCGTGTTAATTGCCGCTGGGATTTTAGCTATCGCACTCGTTCTTGATGATCTGATCGTAGCTTTCCGAGGCGGCGATTCGGTTATTGCAAACTTCTTCGAGGAGTTCTTCGGATGGGATATACAGCCGCTGCTTAAGGATATTGTTGCGGTCTTTAAAGAGGTCGTCGGCGGGATACTGGGTGGCGCAAAAATCATATTCGATGCCTTAAAACCGATAGCGCCGTTGATTGCCGTTGTGGGTGCCGCGTTCGTTGCGGCTACTGTTGGCCCTGCTCTCTTTGCAGGAGCACTTGCCCTCATAACATCACCGATCACACTGATAATTGCTGGGGTGGCTGGCATATTATGGGCAGTCAATGACCTGTCGAAAGCGTTTAATGGCGGCGAGTCTGCAATCGCTGATTTCTTTCAGGAGTTTTTCGATTGGGATATTCTGCCGGTAATAACTGGCATAATTGACGGATTCAAAAAGTTGTTCGAGGATTTGAAAACTCTTGGCATGGGTTTCTTATCAGGATTTATGGATATATTCTCAGGAATTGGGGATATTCTGTCCGGTAATTTTGCGGAGGGTTTTGATAAAATTGGCGAAGGCTTCATGGAAATAATCGACTCGTGGGCCGAAGCATTTAGGAGTATTTTTGGGGGAGTGTTCGATTGGCTGAAGCAAAAGGTTCTGGATATCCTGCCGGACTGGGCCGTAAAACTTATCGGCGGAGCAGGCGATGCGGCGTCGGGCGCAGCGGATATAGCGGGTGACGTGGGCAACTGGGTCGGTGGGCTTTTCGGCGGCGAAGACATGATACCAAAGTCACAGGCCATGCAGCCGGGCGGCGCTGTGACGAACGTCGGTGGCGCATCGAGCAGAGTAGAGCAGACTGTCAATATGGAGATCCGCACGTCTGACCCAGAGAGAGCAGGAAAGGCGGCGGCCGACGGTCTACAGCGCCAGATGGATGACGCACGGACCCAAAGCAGACGCGGGGGAATGTAATGGCGCTAATCGGAGAGTTGACAGACTACGCAAAAAACACCGGCGGCATCCGCGACTACATAAACGGCCAGTTTGAGAACGACGGCAAGGACGGCGAAGAGGTCGGCATTGGCGGCTTTACGGCCTTTGCACAGATAAGCGAAAAATTCAAGCGCCGCGCATCCGTCCCGGTCACGTATCTTGAGAACGGCAGCCACGTCAATGACCACATCATTCGCGAGCCTATCACCCTCAGCATCGAGGGGAACGTCTCTGACCTTTTTGTGCTACCGAGTGAGCCAGTTGCGATATTGCAGGAACATCAAGCGCAGATCGGAAACATCACGCAGTATGCACCCGCCAGAACACAGGCGCAGCTAAGCAGAGTTTCAGGGCTGGTCAATGACTTCACGAGCGCAATGGATAAAGCTGATGCGCTAATCTCATCGGCACAGGGTGCGGCGAAATACCTCGGGAACCAAGATAAAGAAACGACACGCAATATCGAGAGTTTTCTTGCCGCAATGAAGGGATTGCAGGCATCTGACAAGAGAATAAAGATAAGCTCTTCTTTGGGGTCATTTGAAAATATGTATATCACCTCGCTGGAAGTTACTCGCGACAATCAAAACCGAGCAATTAACTTTACCCTCGAAGCGCAAGAGATCCGTTTTGCTCAGACTGTTTCTATGAAGACTAGCGCCGCTCAGAACGCAGCCATTGCCACGGCTGGGCCCGCTCAGAACGCAGCCATTGCCACGGCTGGGCAGACAGACGGGGAAACTGACAAAGGGACGCAGGAAGGTGAGGAAGTGGAAGAGAGCTTGTCTACCAATTTGGGGCAACTGTTTGGGTGGATTCCAGAATGAGACGAATACAGAACATAACAGATGAGCCTATCCAGCGGCACACGATCTTGTTTGAAAAGGCAGAGATCATCTTCACGCTGCGATTTTACCCGCGCACTCAAATATGGATGTTTGATGCGGCGTTTGGCGGTAAGCAGGTTTACGGCCTGAAGATGTCCCTCGGAGTATTGCACATGCTCAGCCAGAATCAACCCTTTGATTTTATCTGTATTGACCGCAGCGGAAACGGAATTGATCCGTTCCAGCGCCAGGATTTCAGCTCCGGGCGCTGTGATATTTACATGCTCGAAGCCGGGGAGATGGAACTGATCAGAGGAACAGAGGTGGCATTTTGACAACGCCAAGATTCAGCCGTAATTATGTTTTAGTCATTACCGTAGATGGTCGTAACGTGGTTATCAAACCGCCGATGCAGGTTGTCTTTGAAGTGACAAAATCTATTCGGGGTGGTCTGAACAAAATGAACATCCAGATCACCAACCTGGGCGAGAGCAAGCGTCTATCTCTGGTAAAAGATGCCGGGCAGCGCAAGGTGATGCCTATCGGCCTGTCAGTGGGTTATCAGGACCGCATCGAGCTAATATTCAAGGGCACCATTCACACCGGGAGCAACACCCGACAAGGCCCGGATATGGTAACGTCGCTCGAATGTCTTGACGGCGGGGAAGACTTTCTGCACAGCTTTACGGCTCGCACGGTCGAGGGTGGGCGCAGGGCGATAGATGCCGCGCTTGAAGATATGCCAAACACCGGAACCGGAAAAATAACAGATCGACCCGTACTCACCCGGCCCAAGGTTTTAGTCGGCAACAGCGCCCGTTTAATCGATGACACGGTTGGCCCAGGAGAGACGTGGTACATTGACAACGAGCAACTATATGTCATCAAGGATAATGAGGTTACGAGCGGGCTAAAGCCGGTTGTAAGCGCCGCCACCGGGCTTATCAGCACACCGACCCGAGACAGCAAACTGGTGACTTTTGAAACGCTGATGAACCCCACCGTGAAAATCGGAGGGCTTGCGAGCCTCAAGAGCGCCACAGCTCCGCACCTTGACGGAATATATCGCATTGAGACAATCGCATACAGCGGTGATAACTACGGAGACGCATGGACGCAGACATGCACGGGGACGCTTGCAGCTGGGGCGAAAACGCTATGAATGAAAAACGCCAGCTAATCGACATCCTTAATTCCGCAATCGGAGAGGCGCTGTCTAATCTCCACACGGCGACCATTGCCAAAGTCACAGGGGTGCAGGCTAAGACGATCAGCGTGCAGCCGGTAATTAATCGGGTAGTAGATGGTAAGTCTATCCCTTTGCCTGAATTCACAAAAGTGCCGCCTCTTTTTATGCAGGGCGGCGGGAGTTATACCGCGCACCCGATTGCAGTTGGAGACTACTGCCTTTTGATACTCACGGAGCGGTGCTTTGATAGATGGTATTCAGGGTTAGACTTTCAAGACCCCGCTGAGTTTAGGATGCATGATTATAGCGACGGCTTTGCCATTGTCGGCATCAATCCCAAAGCCGGGGCGCTTACCATTCCAAGCGTTATACAGCACACCGGCGACACGAATCAGGACGGGGATTATACCCACCAGGGCGACACTACGCAGATTGGCAATTTAACCATCACTGGCGATATACAGGTTAACGGCAACATAACATGCACGGGAAAACTCACGGCGGCATCAGCTACAATCGGCGGTATTGACTTCGGCAGTCACACCCACCCAGGCGACAGCGGCGGGACTACAGGAGGGCCACAATAATGAGAGTTTCAGGGCTTGATAAAAACTTCGACTGGCGATTCGGCAAGGGCCGCGCCGTATACAAACGTAACGCTGATGCTATCGCTCAGAATATCTTCACGCGGCTTCGGTCGTTTTTGGGTGACTGGTATCTTGACACTGAGGTCGGTATTGATTGGCTTAACCTCCTCGGCAATCTCGGCACAGAAAAGCGGATAATGCGTGCGATTGAATCCACCGTAATGCAGACTGAGGGGGTGCTGTCTATCCAGGAGCTTAAAATCATTGGACGGGACAGCGGTCGAGGTGTTAAAATCCGAATCAGATATACAGACGTGTTCGGCCCGTCTAGTCCTCAGACATTGGAGCTTCCAGCATGACACTGCCAAAATTCACACCTGACGGAATACAAGTTCAAACGTTTCAGGAAATTTATGATGAGCTGGCGGCTGGTTATCGAGCGATTTATGGCGAGGATATTAACCTTGACCCGAATAGCCCGGACGGGCAGCGGGTAGCTATTTTAACGCAGCTTGTCCTAGATGCTCAATCCTTCGGCGCACTCGAATACAACCAGCGCGATCCTGATTTCGCACTCGGGCAATCGCTCAACAGCATTATTAAACTATCCGGCATATCCCGCAGGCCCGCTACTCGCTCGCAAGTTGACGTTGACGTGACGACTGATAGACCGCTTACCCTTCCATTAGATTTCGCAGTCGAAGATGATTTAGGGCAGTCGTGGACCACGCTAAACGCTATTTCTATTCTAGCAGGCGGAACCACCGTGACACTTTTCGCGGAGAACTTCGGGGCGGTTGAAGCTGACCCGGCCACCGTGGTTAATCCGGTGACAGTGGTTATCGGGGTGCTGTCTGTCACGAATACTGATCCTGCTGTAGTTGGTATTGATGAGGAAACGGATCAGGAGCTGCGCGTTCGCCGAAATAGATCACTCGAAACCCCGCAATCATCCAGCACTGGAAGAATGTTCACGGCCTTGGCAAGCCTGCCCAACGTCACTGATGTGGCTGTTTACGAAAATGACACGGATATTACAGACGCGGACGGCATCCCGGCGCACAGCTTGTGGGTAGTGGTCGAGGGCGGCGCGGTATCTGATATTGTTGAGTCGATGGTGAAAAACAAAACCGGGGGCAAGGGGATGGTCGGCTCTGTCACTGGTATATTTAACGAATCCGTACTCCGGCCGGACGGGTCCACGTTTGTCATTGTGCATGACATGACATTTGACAGACCAGTTTTTGTGCCGGTATTGGTGCGACTGACCGCAACCCGAAAGGATGCAGCTGACCCTGTTGATAAAGCACTTATCGCGCAGGAAATAGCGAAACGGGTTTTTGTTATCGGAGAAAATCTGCTGGCAAACGACCTCTACCGGCTGGCGTTTAACGCCGGTGATAATTTTGTACCAACGGTCCTTGAGGTCAGCATAGACGCGGGAGCATCGTGGACAGATGGAAGCGTCCTATCTGCTCCAAACGAGAAGTTTACGCTTGACGACGCAGACGTTACCGTGACGGAGATTATCTAGTGAGCTTTGAGTCTGAATACGTCAACCTCCTGATAAAACAATATTGGGAGAAGCCAAAGGCAGCCGCCGAGATTGAAATGAAGGCAGCATTATGGCGCAGGACGTTTGAGTGGATTGACTCATTCAGCGATGAGTTCGATCTTGATAACGCCACCGGCGCGCGGCTTGATATCATCGGGCGCATTGTTGGCATAAAACGAACGGTTCCGTTTGTAGTGCCGAAAATCGCTTTTGGCTTTGATGAGAATCCAAACGCGCGCGGCTTTGATGATCTTTTTTTTCCGCTGGCAGACCGCGCACCGTTTCAGGATAAGTTTGAACGGGCCTATACTAGTTTGCAGCTTGACGATACAGCCTACCGTTTCTTTATTCGCGCCCGTATTGCCAAAAACGTCGGCGGTCCATACCTTGTAGACGAACAAGGCCTAGCGATTCAGACGGCAATTAACACCCTGTTTGATGGTCTGGCTTACGTCCTCGACAAAAAAGATATGACGCTGACGCTTTACGTGTCGCCACGGTTTAATCTTGACAATCTGCGAGCAATAATTAGACTTGACTTGTTGCCGAAACCGCAAGGAGTGAGGTATGGTGTTGTTATCCAAGCGGGGCCAGGTGAGACGTTCGGCTTTTCAGACAACGTAGACTCTTTACCATTCGCGGATAAATTTGACTTAACAAACCAGCCTGGAGGCAGGCTAGCAAACAAGGTGGTGATCTAATGGCAAAAATTGATAGATACAGCGGAAACATGGAAGCGTTTGCTGCAGATGCGCTGAGTACTGAGCGCACAATTTTTGGAGATACTGCGCAGTCCGACACGCTTGACGCCAACATTACGGCAGACTTTCTGCGCGGCTGGGGGGTTGTCGGCGTAAACGAAAACCCGGCCAAACAGGATTTTAACGGCCTTGCGTTTACGCTCGGTCAGCTGATTGCGTATTTGCATCAGAGGGGAATTGCCGAATGGAATACGAATCAGGAGTATTACGAGGGCTCAGTGGTCACTACTCTGGCCGGGATTTACCGGTTGAATTCTGGCGGTGACGGAAGTTCTGACCCCGATACTGACGGCGGTGTGAATTGGGAGCTTGCACCTACGCGGGCGGAAGTAGACGCCAAGGCCGCTATCTCCGGGCAGGCGTTTTCAGGCAACATATCAGCTCCCAATCTAAGCGGAACGAATACGGGCGATCAAACTAAAGCAGATATCGATGCCCTTAATATTGATGCAGGAACACTGGATGGTTTAGATAGCTCTGATTTTATAAAGACATTTGCGGGAGGTAATGTAAGTGTTACCGAGATAGGTAAATATCTTGACTTCCATGACATAGGTTCAGATGCTGATTATGATGCTAGAATTTCTGTATCTTCTACCGGAAACCTTACCTCTTCAGCTTCATTTACAGCCCCTAACCTAAGCGGGACGAATACGGGGGATCAAGATTTAAGCGGCAAAGCCAGCCTGCAATCTGCTAATATAACCGTAACTGTCGGCACCGGCGGAGACTATCCGACAATCAACGCGGCTCTTGAGTATCTGAGCAAGCTACAGCCGCTCTACGACAGTGCAGGCATCACAGCAACGATCAACCTGCTGGCCGGATTCACAATGGCGGAGCAGGTGCTGGTTCGAGGGCTTAATCTTGGCTGGATCACGATTACGGGCGCGGATGCTGAAACCACAATTACCCATACCGCACTGACCACTGATTTTACTACAGCGGATTATGGGTTTGGTTCTTATCCCGCTTTTGGTGTCTCCAAGGGCGGCGTTCTCCCCCGGATTGGTCAGTTGTTTCGGTTTAATGTCGCGAACGTAGGCGGCAATAAGCACGGTATCATGTCTGTAGGCGCTGGAAGCTCGGCGGACATTATTGCTGGAGGAGGAGTAAATGATGCCGGAACCAATGGCATCTACGCGGCCAACGGCTCAACCATCAATGCATACGCAGCCAACGCCTCAGGTGCCGGATCCAATGGCATCCACGCGCTCAATGGCTCAACCATCAATGCGGATGGAGCAAACGCCTCAGGTGCCGGAACCAATGGCATCTACGCGTACAACGGCTCAACCATCAGTGCGGAAGGAGCAAACCCCTCCAGTGCCGGAGCCTATGGCATCTCCGCGTCCAGAGGCTCAACCATCAATGCAACCACAGCAGACGCCTCAGGTGCCGGAACCAATGGCATCTACGCGTCCAATGGCTCAACCATCAATGCGGATGGAGCAAACGCCTCCGATGCCGGAACCGGTGGCTTCGTCGCGTACAAAGGCTCAACCATCAATGCAACCACAGCAGACGCCTCAGGTGCCGGAACCTATGGCATCTACGCGCTCAATGGCTCAACCATCAATGCATACTTAACACCGGGCACACTATCTCAGGCAATAAATACCGTCACCAACAATGGTATAATATTCCAATAAGGATAAAAGAATGAAATTATTAACAGTTATTAAAAACGGAAAATTCACTGGCACGCAATACGAGCAGGACAGCGATGCCATCCGCGCTCACCACGCCTCGCAGGGCGAAACGCTGTATTATCCTGGCAGCGTTAAGGGGAAGGCTCTGGCTATCCTGGATACATCGCGCGCGGTCGGTGGTTCTAATGGATAAATACAGCCACTGGTTCGCTAAAATATTACTGCTCTTCACCTTGCTGTTCCAGTTTGGATGCACCGCACAACTGCCAGCCATATCAACCGGACTGCTTCTTGCTGACTACAAGCAGACTCTGTATATAGCGGAGCATCCCGACACATTTCACGAGGTCAACCCCATACTTGGCAGGCACCCTAGCGAGAATGCCGTGTCGCTTTACTTCGGGACTGTCATAGTCGGGAACCTGCTACTTTGTGAGGCATTGCCGGATAAATACATTCCGTGGGTTCAGGTACCGCTGATAATTGTGGAAGCGGTTGTCGTCCGGCATAACATGAGCATCGGGGTAAAGTTTTAAACCAATAACCGGAGTCCAACACATGACTGAACCCTGCACACAAGAAGAAAACATTATTCGGATAGGCCGTAAGGTGGATGACATCCATGATATGGTGGTAGATATTCGGCTTCAGAACCAGCGGATCGAAACGCTCGAGGCCATAAAAAATGACCACGAATGGCGGATCCGGAAGATCGAAAAAACGCCCATCCGTGTTGTCTGGGGCGCGGCTGGGCTAAGTGGAACGGTTATAGCGGCTTGGGTGACACGCGCGCTGTGGGGTTGATATGAGTTTAGTTGACAAACAAGACAAATTTGCAGGAATGGTCAGCCTCTTAGTTGAGTACATGCGCTTTAAAGGCTATCAGGTGACGTATGGCGACGCTTATCGTGACGATAGGGTAACGTATGGCCATCCGAGGTCAACGCACCGTTCACGGCTTGCAGTCGATTTAAACCTGTTTAAGGACGGTGTATATCTTGCAGACGGTGACGACCATAATCACTTTCACGATTTGTGGGATCTGATCGGCGGTGCAGAGCGGATCGACAAAGACTTGAATCATTACTCACTTTCTCATGGAGGTTTAAGATAATGGCAGGCTTCTTTCAACCTCAATGGAAGGGCCACGGACACCTTGATAATTATTACTGGCTCGGTGGCATAGGGGGCCGGTACTAATTGAAACTCTAACCGTTTAAGGAGATCAACCATGAAGATTTTTATCGCACTACTCGTTGCAGTAATTCTCACCGCTTGTACACCAAAACCTTTTACACCACCGCCTGAATGTGTCGGTGTCTCGTCTTTTATCCTTGAGCACTCACAGGACCCTGCGGCTCTGGACAAAGGTCTCCTGCTGATCAACATGATTGCGTTGGATAAGGTCAAAGGTTACACAGTTGATGACGCTGAAGTGGTACTCGACCAGATTGACGACATGCTTGTGGCAGCAGAAACCACCTACGCAGAGCTCGTCTTGTATGTTATAGCAAAAGCAAAGATCGCAAACCACCTCGCTGGTTCTGTTGTCTTTATCCTCGGACCTGACCTTCAGGGCCTCTCAAGCCCACTGCCTATCAACAAATGTGATGTGGCTTTGGTCCGGGCTCACTTGGCTAAGCAGCGTATGCTTCTGTCGTTATATGCTGACGAGGAGTAACCGGGGTTTATGAAAGATGTAATAGAAGACCCTAACAGTTCTGATCTTATCAGTTTTGCAGAGCTGGAGTTTCGGACAGTAAGAGGCAAACCGTTATGGAGAGCACTCACAAAATCTTGGCGACTGATCATGATGGACGGATCCATTGACACGATACCGGTCGATGACGAGTGGGACGGATCCTCTGTGCCGTGGTTTCTTCAAGGGATTTTTCCGCGATGGCGACACCCTATAGCTAACCGTGAGCATGACTGGCGCAGCAAGTTGGCAAAAAACAAAGAGGAGCGCAAATTTGCTGACGAGATGTTTGAAGTCCGAGTCGGCGTAACAAGCTGGTGGATAACAAAAAAAGTTGGCTGGCTTGGCGTCCGTCTCGGGGCATTTCTCGGCATAGGGGTGCAATACCCGCACTGGAAAAACAAGATCGGCTTTAAATCAACATATTCTGGCTATTAAATTGTGCAGTACAGTTCCCAAGCAACCCAGACAATGACGGCAAAATACAGCGACCAGCAGATAAATATTTTCATTTTATTCTCCCTTGCGGATAGCGTCTTGGAGCTCCACTATCGTTATGACGTGGTTATCATCGGCACCATCTGCGAAGTGACCGATAAGTTCGGCATCTACTTCTTTCTGGTGAGCGATAGCAGCATCCCAGATCGACCTAGAATCATACTTCGCCTGCTGACTGTTTATGTACCTATTAAATGCTTCACTCATGTCAACAATCCCCTTCGCACGGGGCCGCACCACACAGGCTACACGTCTCGCATGAGCCCCAGGAACTGGTTTCTCACACTTCATACATGGCTCTTGTACTTCTAATATCTTTCCAAGTATTCCCTCGCGGATCGTAAGCGTCTTGGATAGGCACAAGCCACGCTTGGTGGTCATGGATTGTTTCTTTCAGCCTCTCTACCTCTCGCATCTGGTCACAACAGACTCGTTGCTGACTGTCTCTATCCTCAGTCATTTTGGCAAGCTCTTGGGTCAGGCTGTCGATTTCTTTGCGCTGTAACTCTAAAACGTTTTCAATACTCATCACTCACCTCCATAGCGTCAACGGCATCGTGGTAAGATAACAACTCTGCCCTGCGCTCTAACTTCCCACATGAATGTGTATCCTCACACTCGCATAAATCCTCATGTAGCCAAAACTCCATCCATTTTGCTATTACCTTAGCCGCATCCAGCACCGCTTGCATGGCTGCTACCTTCTGCTCAGCTGCTTGAAGTTTGTTTTTAAGCAGGATGATTTCCAAGGCACCTGTGGATTCTTTTATCTCGGCTTCTTCGGCACGATCAAAGCTGTTTGCGAATTTTACAGTCATTTTACCTAACGCAACACCCAAGTTTTGTTTACTATTACGCAATTTCTCTATCTCCGCATCCTTCTCTGCGAGGAGAGTATGAGACGCAAATTCTCCCGCTTCCCAAAAAGAGCTAGCAATAGTTGTGATCAGTTCAGACATGGTTGCGGTTGTGAAATGAGAGTCTCTACCTTCAGCTAGCTTTAGAAACCATTTTAACTTTGCTTCAAATCGAGTCATCACTTCATCTCCTTGGGTTAGTCAACTGCTCTCGCAGTAGCAATATTCCTTCTTTGAGTTTGGATATCTCCATATCTTTTTCTACTATCTTCTGCTCGGCTGCCTTTAATTTGTCGGAAGACTCTTCCATTATCTTACAATCTAAGGCGATTACACCTGTTAATCTCTCTATCTCCGCATCCTTCTCTTTGAGAAGTTCTTCAGCCTCCCAGACTTCGGCCTCCAAATCACAGTATGTAATTTTATGTTCTTCGTTGAATCGCTGGAAATTTTCGTAGTCTCCTGTAAATCTTTTATCCATTACTCCACCTCCTTAATCGCTGAGTGACCATTTGTTAAGTAAAATTCAAGAACTTTTTCAAAATTTACCACCTTCTGCTCGGCTGCATTCAACAGTGAAACAGGAACGACACCGCATCGCATAATTGCTTTGTAGTCTTCCTTCAGTTCGGCTATCTCCTCATCCTTCTCTTTGAGGAGAGCCTCATTGGCACGTTCACCGGCTTGGTAGGCGTCTTCACATAAGTCGATAAGCTGCACATCGTCATCGCATAGGTGTTCGTTTTTCCACTCTTCGAATGTCATACTTTCCTCCTCCTGCCTCGTATCAGGCAGCGCCAGTATATTTTTATGATCCTCGTTACCTTCATGTCTCCCCTCAATTAATGCCGATAATCAGCTCGTAGAGTACCCACCCAAGTATGGCAAAATAACCACACCAGAATATGAAAAATGTCCAGTTAAAACTCTTCATCATTTACCTCCCATAATGTAAAATAAGTAATACCAATAATTATATCTCCTGATCTCCTCTTCAGTCATGACTCGCCTCCGTCGCACCCTTTATACGATGCTTGCCGTATAGATTGAGAGTGCCTGCGTAGTTGTTGAGAGCGTAGCACTTGCTGCACAAGCCGCGTCCGTTATCTTTCCAAGCGTCCACTGCTGGGCTTCGCCACGCACGAACATCTCTTTGCTGCCAATCATTACCGGAATCATAATTTATCTCCTGTTAGTTGTTAATCGTACTCAGGTTTCCAAGGTCCCCCGTCAATGTCAAAGACCTCCGCATCACAGCAGTGGCTTTCCCAAGTCTCGCAGGAACCAAAAGAGTTAATTTCAATCATACCCTGGGGAATGCAATTATCGTTGCATTCTGAGCATATAGCGTCGGCTTCGTTTTCCAGGTATTTTTTTTTCATTTCTTGCCCCTGTTTGGCGTTACGACTAGCACATTATCCCCCTAGCCGGTTATTAAGCCTGGCGGTTAGGTTAGCGATGGTGTCCTGTTTCTCCAGTAGCAGTTCGTCAAGCCGGGCGATCTTCTCTTCGAGCTCTGCGACTACCGATTCAGAATAGTCCTTCATTTCAAGCATAACCTCTTCGCCGTTGCCGACGTAGTTTTCAAGTGTTTCAGTAAAATTAATCATATCGCGTTGCCTCCCATCCATACCAGTGCGCCAATAATTACGGTTAGAATTAGCCAGCCGATTATGTCCTTTGTTCTGTCTTTCATGTCATCCTCCGTCTTTAAATATTCCTGCTTCTGGTTTTCAGAATAGCACCTCCAAAAAGTATGTCAAGATAATAATAATGCTTGACTTAATTCTAGCACAGTATAAGATAGAAAAAACTCAAGGAGGCACAACATGAAGAACAAGTTTACAGTGGATATGGTTAAGCCGTTACGGGAAAGTCTTGATTTAACTCAGGACGAATTCGCGGCAGAGATTGGATGCGGATCTCGATCCGTGTCTAAGTGGGAGACAGGGAAGATAACCAAGATACAAGGGGGCTATCGCAAGGCAATGATCTTGTTGCAGAAGTACCAGGCCAGCAAGAAGGTGGCGACATGAAAAAAGAAATGACGGACGCTGAATTTTTGTGGCTCAAAGTCGACATCGTTAAAGCTCAGGAAGAACTCAAGCGGCAAACCGGCAAAACTTACCAACCATTTTAAAGGAGGCGACATGACAGAAAAAAAGGAAATACATGAGGCAGAAGAGGTCGAGGATAAGTCACACAAGGAGCGCTTTGATATGGTGGAGGTCGAGGCCAAGGCGGTAGACATAACGCCCATGAGCCTTATCCAGCAAGCACAGCAAGGGAATGCCAGTATTGAGCAGATGCAGCAGCTCTTTGACTTGCAGTTGAGGTGGGAGGAGAACGAAGCGAAGAAGGCTTATCACCAAGCCGTTGCCAAGTTCAAGTCTGAGGCGATCACCATCCTGAAGGACAAGCACGTATCTTTCCCGACGTCAAAAGGCAAAACCGAATACGACCATGCGCGTCTCGGAACCATCGTCAAGACAGTTGTTCCGTATCTGTCTAAACACGGGTTATCTCATCGGTGGGATTTCGACCAGCCAAACGGTCAGGTGCAAGTGACCTGTATCTTGTCGCACGAGCTAGGGCACTCACAAAAAACTACACTCATGGCCGCCAAGGATGATTCAGGAGGCAAGAACAGCATTCAGGCCATATCAAGCGCCGTGTCGTACCTGGAGCGGTACACTTTCCTTGGCATTACAGGTCTAGCCGCAGAAGATCAGGATGACGATGGCCGGGGCACGGACGAAACACCCGTTATCACCGAAAGCCAACTCGCCGACCTTGAAGGTCTTATCTTGGATGTGAAAGTAGACGTGCCAAAGCTGATTACATACCTCAACAACGTTAAAAAGATGAGCATTGAGGCTTTGGAAGATTTACCGGCAGAGCATTACAATTTTACGTGTCAGGCTATCGAAACCAAGAGGGGTAAAGAATGAAACACGGAACTATTTACACGGACGTTATCCAGGGCGAGCCGGAATGGTTTGATTGCAAGCGCGGGAAAATCGGGGCCACAAGTCTAACTGATATTATGTCCAAAGGGCGCAGCGGCGGTCAGAGTGCGGGTAGCAAAAACCTCATGGCAAAATTGGCCGTTGAGCGACTGACCGGATTGACTGCAGAAACCTACAGCAACGGGGCCATGCAATGGGGTACGGACAACGAACCTCTTGCTCGGGCTGCCTACGGATTCATCAATGACGTTCAGGTGGTGCAGGTCGGTTTTGTCGATCATCCGTTTATAGATCATGCTGGCATGTCTCCTGATGGATTGTGCGGCGAGGAGGGACTGGTCGAGATAAAGTGTCCGAACACAGCAACGCATATTGAGTATCTCCGCGCCAAGGCTGTGCCGTCTGAATATGTAAAACAGGTGCAGTGGCAAATGGCATGTTCCGGCAGATTGTGGTGCGATTTTATGAGCTTTGACCCTCGTATGCCGCAGCGACTGCAATCATTTATTGTGCGAGTGTGGCGTGACGAGGCTTTAATCGATGTAATGCAGACGGCGGCTAATATGTTTTTAATTGAGGTTGCTAATTTAGTGAAAGAACTTGAGGAGATGGAACTATGAAAACTTTTGACTTGGCAAAAATTGAATCAATGAGGGCCGTTGACATTTACACCAAGGGCGGTGTTGAGCCGATCATGGAAGCAATCACGGCAGAGGTCAGGAACTTCAAGCCGGACACGTCAACCGACAAGGGGCGTAAAGAGATTGCGTCCCTCTCCGGTAAAGTGTCCAAAGCGAAAGCCGCGATGGAACGCGCAGCCGATACGCTGACCGAAGAGGCAAAGGCACTGGTCAAGTCAGTCAACACGGTCAAAAAAGATATTTCGGAGCGTTGTGCTGCACTCCGCGACGAAGCCCGTCAACCTCTCAGTGAGTACGAAGCCGAGCAGGAACGGATCAAGGAGCTGGAAAATATTGCGGCTAAAAAGATCCTGGATGAGGCCGAAGCCCATTATCTCAACGGCATCTATGACCAGGCCCGTGATCAAGAAAAACGGCAGGCAGAGCTGGAACGCAAAGAACAGGAAATGGCGGCGAGGGAAGCAGCAATCGAAGCCGAGAAACAGAAACTTGCCGACGCTGAAAACGAGCGCATCCGTTTAGCAGAAAAGGCCGAGTCCGACCGGTTGCAAGCGATTGAAGATGAGAAGCGCAAAATTGAGCAAGCGGCTATTGATGCCCAAGCCGAGGCCGACCGCATTGAACGTGAGCGACTCGCAGAAATCCAGCGCAAGAAAGACGAAGAGGAGCGCATTGCGGCGGCGGTCATTAAGGCCAAGAACGATGAGCGTAAACGGAATGAAGCCGTTGCAGCGCAAGAATTGGCAGAGAAACTGAAGCGCGAAGAGAACAAGCGGATTGTCAACCGAGTTCACAACCAGATTGTTGTTTCTCTGTCTAATGTAATCTCTGAACAGGACGCACGAAAAGTTGTTGACGCTATCGCCGCCGGTAAAGTTAAAGGCGTCTCAATCACTTATTAAATAGTCACAGCCAACTGACAACGCAAGCATTAGATTGAGTCGGGAGGCTACGCCCCGGTCATCGTGACCGGGGCAACTAGCAGTTTGAGGAGTAACCCATGAAGCAGCCAGATCTCACACAAATTATGGAATCATACAAATACGACAGGGTGATGGAAAGGCAGTACATGCACGAGGCCAACAGAAAAGAAAAATGTATTTTGTGCCTACAGACGAAGCTACGCAAGGACTGCGTCGGCTGTGAGTTTGCGGTATGACTGACCCTTCAAAGTTTTACGCAGAGGAACTTGAAAAGATCCGTTCCGAACTGCCAGAGGCTATTGCGACCCTTGAGCATTTAAAAGAAAAGAAGAAAGCCATTATTGCGTTGCAGATGAGAAAGGCCGAAGAAGTTAAAGGCGTGAAGTCGGCAGCCGGTCAAGAGCGAGAAGCCTATGCGTCACCAGAATACGACAAATGGCTGTCAGACTACTTTGATGCAACGGTGAAGGCTGAGTCATTAAAGATGGCCTACAAGGGCTTACAGACGCGCACAGATATATGGAGAACTTCACAATCAACGAGACGTGCAGAAATGACGCTTGTTTAACACTGGCCTTAACCAGTAGGGAGGATGTAATGAAAATTAAACCACTCAAGCCGAAAAAATGCAGAGCGTGCGGGAATAAATTTCAACCCTGGAACTCTTTGCAGACGTGTTGTTCGACTTTTTGCTCTATCGCATACGACAAACAAAAAAAGGCCAAAAAGGCCGCGAAAGATCTTGCGCGCGACCGGGCTGAGTTCAAGCTTAACGACAAAAAAACACAGAAGAACCTGGCGCAGAAATACTTTAATCAGTTCATACGGCTTCGGGACGCTAAATTGCCCTGTATCAGTTGCGGGACAACAAAGGATGTTGTCTATTGCGCTGGCCACTATCGTTCAAGAGGGGCCGTGTCAGCCCTCGCGTTCAACGAATTCAATACCAATAAACAATGTAACAAGCGGTGTAACCTGGAGTTGTCTGGAAACATCGGAGAATATCGGATTGCACTGGTGAAGAAGATCGGCGTTGATAAAGTCGAATGGCTGGAAGGCCCACACGAACCGATTAAATATCAAGTATCAGATTACGTTGCGATCAAAAAGAAGTATCTTGAGATAGTCAACCGCATGGTAGCAGAGAACAGCAGAAAGCTTACGTCATGGCAATAAGAAAAGAAGTGATAGGGGATGCGACTCTAATCTGCGGTTGCTGTGAAGAGGCAATGGCCGAGATGACGGAGAATCAGTTTGACCTTGCTATCGTTGACCCTTGCTACGGGATAGGTATGGACGGCGGGAACGTCGGGTACAAAGGTGACAATAACCTAGCAAAAAAGAGTTGGGACAGTAAGCCGACACCAAAATCATATTTTGACCTCCTCTTAAAAAAGAGCAGTAACCAGGTTGTATGGGGTGGGAACTATTTTACTTTGCCACCTTCACGCTGTTTCATTGTGTGGGATAAAGGGGCAGGGTTTAAGGGCCGCACATATGCAGAAGCGGAGCTTGCATGGACTTCATTTGACGCGAATGTAAAGATATTTTCTTATGACCCGTTAGCGAGGCGAGATTACTCCGGAAAGATCCACCCAACACAGAAACCAGTCAACCTCTACACATGGCTATTAAAGAATTATGCAAAGGAAGGCGACCACATCCTAGACACCCACGGCGGCTCAATGAGTAGCGTGATAGCTTGCCTGAATATGGGCTTTAAAATCACCTGTTATGAAATTGATGAGGACTATTTTGATGCTGGTTGCCGACGTGTCGAAGAAGCCCAGAAGCAACTAAGACTTTTTTAACAGCAGAGAGCTTGAGAGCTATCAATAATGGAGGTAGCAATGGGAACAAGTTGGAATAGGGAAAATACGCTTTCTGGTGTACAAAAAGGGATCGATTTTATTCTCCACTTTAATGGGAAAGCTTTTACTATGCGGTGCCTAATGAACAGATACCACATAACAAATAGACAGGCATACCGGCTTGTCAGACATGCGGAGATGTTTGTTAATATAAAGCCTGACGGTTTTAGAATTGGGGATAATGGCTTTCACAACTATCTTTGGAAGTTTAGCACAAAGTCTTGACTTCCACCGCACAACAAGTATACTGAAGGTGTCTTAAACATAGAGTGATCAGGCCATAACGGGGCGCGTCACTTGTAAATAGTTTTTAGAACCAGTCTAGCCAGAGTTCCATGGATGCCGTTATCATCCTGGGGCATCTGGCTTAACTTTTTTGGAGACTATAATGCAACCACCTTTCTACACTGTCTTTCTGACAAACCGCAACATTCCCCGCAAGAAATATTTAACTCTCGCACTGGCGATCGAATCAGCCCACGCGCTGGCTAAAATTAAAGACCGCTCAGCATACATACAAGAGTATACAGACAAGCCTCTTGTCCTTTGCCTCTGTCACCCAGACGGGACGATGGAGCAGTTGTAATGGACAACGGTTTCATAAAACTTCACAGGAAACTAATAGAGTGGGAGTGGTTTACAGATCAAAAGACTTTTTCCGTTTTTATGTATTTACTACTTTCTGCAAATCATGCGGATGGGGCTTGGCAGGGTAATGTCGTGAAGAGGGGACAGCTAATAACGGGAAGAAAGTCTATCGCAAAAGCAACAGGTTTAACCGAAAGGCAAGTAAGGACATCTCTAGCAAATCTAAAAAAAACAGGAGAAACGACCAGCAAATCGACCAACAGATTTACCGTTGTAACTATATGTAATTACAACAAATATCAAATCAAGGAAAACAAAAACGACCAACAGACTGCCAACAAACGACCAACAAGCGACCAACAAACGACCACAAACAAGAATGAAAAGAATGAAAAGAAAGACAAGCACGAAGAAGCTTCCTTGATGATGAAAGACAAAATCATAAGGCTCTTACCTGGCGTGGAAACTGTCTATGAGTTTGAGCTCGAGAAGTGGAAAACCAAGCGTGAGACATCCAAACCGGTTATGGATCTGAACTTGAATTTAATGGACTGGATGCGGCGTGCTTCCGAGAAAATCCCAAAGGATACTAAAACCGAAGAACGAGAATCTAATCGTAAAAAAATGGAAGCATACACGGGGCCACCATTATGAGCTTAGAAGCTGAAAAATCTGTCATCGGTGCAGTCCTTTTGGATAACGCCGCATATTACGAAGCCGAATTAACTGCGGCAGACTTTGCTAATGTTGCTCATCAGCATATATGGACATTCATTCAACAACTTTCCGAAGCAGACTCCCCAATTGACTTGGTGACGTTGACGATCAAAGCGAAAGAGCGCGGTGGCCTCGAGTTGTGCGGTGGATCTTCTTACCTGGCAGGGCTGCTTGATTACGTTCCTACCGCTGCAAATATTGCCTATTATGTCAAGGCAGTCAAAAGTTCATCGGCAAAGAGAACCATTAGGAAGTTGGGTCAGAAACTCCAAGAGTGTGCCGGTGAAGAAGATGCCATGGAAATGGTCGAGGCTACGTTGTTCAGGTTTGCAAGCGACAGTAAGGCGGTTTCTTTGGGAGACATGGCCAGGTCGTCAATGAAAACTTATGAGGAGAGATACAGGCGAGGCAGAGGACTTGCCGGTATCTCATACGGTTATGATTGGCTTGACTATAAAACAGGGGGGATATGTAAAGAGCAGTTAATTGTTTTAGCCGGACGGCCAAGCATGGGAAAAGAATTGACTTTGGATTCAAACGTGTTATTGTCTGATGGAACCTTTAAAAAAAATGGAGACATCATGATTGGTGACAAAGTAGCATCAATAGACGGAAAAAAATCAAAGGTCACAGGTGTGTTCCCTCAAGGGAAAAAAGATATCTATAGGGTAACATTTAGTGACGGAAGATGTGTAGACGCTGGCCTTGAGCATCAATGGGAGGTCATGTATAGAGACTGGTCGTGTCCAAGGATTCTAACAACGGCACAAATAATTGAAAAACTAGAAACCAGTAGATATAAAAAAAGGCTTTCAATACCTAACCACTCAGCCGACTTCGGGAAAGACAATGATCTTTTGCTGCATCCGTACCTGATTGGAGTGTTGCTTGGTGATGGAGGGTTCTCTGGTGGTTCTGTAAAAATAACAACATCTCACGAACATATTCTTGAGAAAATAAAACCGCTTCTCCGTGGGTGTACGTTGAGCCTAGATCAAAAAATAACGTATAGGATAAGGACGGACAAAGGTAAGCCAAACAGTGTGCTGGATGCAATTCAAAGGTTTGGGTTGTTTGGTAAGAGGTCTCACGAAAAATTCATACCGGCTCAATATCTATCAGCATCAAAAGAGTCTAGGTTGGAACTTATGCGGGGAATGATTGACACAGACGGCACGGTAGAAAAACACGGGTCCATGACTTACTCGACATCTAGCGAGCAGATGGCAATTGATTTCCAGACTCTTGCTAGATCTTTGGGTGCATATGCTTCAATGACAAGCAGAATCCCGACGTACAAATATAAAGGGAAAAAGGAAAAAGGAAAGAGGAGTTATTGTATATATATAAGCTTTAAGGGTTACGCCGATTTTGTAACGATACCACATAAAAAGAAGAGGGTGCAAAGCGACAAAAAACAGCGGTTACTAAACATAGAATCAATCGAACCGTGCGGGAATGAAGAGTGCCAGTGCATATCAGTTTCGCACGACAGGAGCCTATACCTGACAAATGATTACATATCAACACACAACACCGCCTTTGCTTTGAACATAGCGCAACGATCAAAGGCCAGGGTTTATTTTGCATCTCTTGAAACATCAAAGCAGTCCATAACTGACCGATTCTTTTCCCAACAAACACGGATTGATTTAAACAAATTCAAGAATGGAAAGTTTGAGTCTAAAGACTTTTATGAAATAACGGACACCGCGGCAAAAATGCAAGAGTCTGGAATCTTCATTGACGACACCCCGGCAATATCTGTTGCCAAGCTCAAACAACGATGCAGACGTCACAAAATCAAATACGGACTTGATTTCATTGTAATTGACTATCTGCAACTTATGACGGCAAAGGCAGAAAGCAGGTTTCAGGAGGTCTCTCTGATTTCAAGACAGCTTAAATCACTAGCAAAAGAGGTTGCCCCGGTTATTGCTCTTGCTCAACTCTCACGGCAAGGGGCTGGAGACAGAGCGCAAGTAGAGCATTTAAGGGAGTCAGGACAAATTGAACAGGACGCTGATTTAATTTTGTTTCCATATCGTGCCGCGGCAAACTGCGAGAAATGCAAAGCCACCAACAAAGACTGCGGAGAAAGTCATTTTAATATGGCAGATTTAACGATTGCCAAACAGAAAGATGGACCGCTAGGCCGGATGGATATGTACTGGACAGGAAGGTATCAATCATTTGAGCAGGCACACAAGGAGGCATGACATGATTGAAAGAATTGATTATGAGTCAGATGAGGAGTATCAGCAGGCGCTACAAGACGAAGAACGATATTACCAGGAGCTAGAACACCAGCAGCAACAAGAACATGAGCATTACATGCAAGAGAGGGATGAGGAGGAAAGGAAAAATGACTGATATTTGCAGTCCGTACTATTGCAGAGACATCGAAGAAGCCGTCAAGGATAATGCTGCGGTCGATGACCCGCAAGAAATGATCGAACGTCACAACAAACGAGTAGAACGCGAACGGCGCAAGGCGCAAGGAGGCAATGAGTGTCGAGAAAGCGCGGAGAAAAAAAGTGACCATAAAATAATGTTGTTTTCTTGTTGACACCTAAACCCTATGGGGTTATACTCTAATTAACAGTGAGGGACAAACCCAAACAAGGAGAGCGACATGAAAACTTACATGAATGAAAAAACCGGATCAATCGACACTTACGAAGGCTGGGGCTACGAGAATGAGGAAGGTCTCACGGTAAACGCT